AGAACCAACAGGTCTTGAATTACCTCTAGGGTCTATTATTACAAATTCTCTAGATTCATTTATAGATTCTTTAACTATGTCTCTGTATTCGCCTTGATTAACTATCTTAGCTTTCTGTAGCATGTCAGTATAATAATCTTTGATTTCTTTCATATAGTTTGCAACGTAATCAGTTCTCCAAGATGTATCAACATCTTTTCCTTTCATTGCTGCCTTTTCTTTTTCTGCAGCAGCAAATTCTTGTTTGTATCTTACGTACGAGTCAACCATTCTAGAATATCTATCAGTAACAGTTTTATATGTATCCCACGATGTTTGGTATTTACCTTTTTTAAGCATCTGAGTATTTTTATCTATTACCTGTTGAACTACCTTAGCAGCTTGAGCCATAAGCTTTTCCATACCTTCTGCGCCTGTTGCTGCAACTTTCATAGTTAAAGCTTTTTTATATCTCTTATGATTTGCGTTAGCAACATCTCTAGCTTGCATTAATGCCGTAGCACCTTTTTGAGCTTCTGCTCTAGCAGCTTGTTTTTCTTTTGCTGAAGGTATATCTGATAAAGCAATGCTGATTACTCTGTCGGCTACTTCAGAATATCTTTTGTAATTGTCAACTGACTTCTGTTGATTACCTACCATACTAGGTGTAGATGAATATCTTTGCTTTGGCCAATACATAGATTTTTTACCTATAGTAATTCCTATAATACCTTTTCTAAGTCTTCCGTATTCACTAGTTCGTTGGAATGGATTTTCTTTATCGTTATCTAATACAAAGATATTCATATAATCATTTGAAGGGTTAGCACTTGCTCCTACGTTTTTATCTTCTACATCAGACCAAGCGAAGCCTCTAGTTTTAGCAGTAGAGCCAAAAAATCTCTGGTCTGTTGAATCCATCATTTTAAATAATTGAGTTATCTTGCTGGAAGCAAACTTTTCTGTAATTAGAGATTTCATTATTTCTTCTCTAATTATTTTTCTTAATTTTTCTTCTTTATTCATTGTATTACCCTATCTTTGTTAGTTTGTGAGTTTGAGTTGACATCCAATAGTCACCGCTTAACCCTGCCATTTTTGATGCTTTTTTAATAGCTTCAACTGTTGAGCGTGCTTTAACTTTATATTTCTTCTTAGGGTCTAAATCTACACCACCTAGCTTCATTGGAGCAAATTGCATTTCCCATGTTGCGAATCCTTCATTTATATTTTTATTACTTCTCATATTTACTGCAATGCCTGGAGCAGATACTACATTTGATAAACCTTCGAATGCTTCGTTAACCAATTTTTGGTAAGATTTTTTACCTTCGTTCTTTCCTTTGTGCATCTTGTCAACTTTGTTAAAGAAGTCTTTCTTTTCTTCGTCGTCCAATTCTGCTGGAGAATCTACTCCTTCATCATCTAATGCAGCTTTGAATTTAGCTTGATATTTGTCTTGAGCCTCTGATTCTTCTACTGAATCACAAGTGCAATTGCCTGTAGGACATCCGCAGTCATCTTCGTTTAACTCTGCTATTTCGTAGTATTTACCAAGCTTACCACCAATGTCTTCGAATACAGATTCCAATCTTTGTTGCAGTGTAGAGATTTCCTTGAATGTTCCTTCAAACACCTTTATAGATTCTCCTATAGCTTTAGTATCTCTTTTTACAGATACTGCATCGAACCAATCAGCTGTTTCTTCTATTGCCATTCTGCTAGCATTTTCAGCCATCATCTTGATATTTTCTACCAATTCGCTTATTTCGTTTGTTTTGTATATGTTTTGACCAAGCTCGTTAAATCTTTTAACAGCTTCTAAAGTCTGCTTCTTTTCTTGCTCTGTCATTCTTTTTTGAGACGAAGACTCGTTTAAGTAGTTTTTGTTTCTCCAATCTCTGATGTTGAATTTACTCATTTTATTTGCTCCTTGTTGGTAGTGCGCATTTGCAAGTTAAATCGCAAAGCATTTCGTTTATTATATTGTTTACCTTATCGTATTTATTTATATAAATATCATTTACTGATTCCTTAATAGGTGCCATGAACGCTCCATGTGTCGATGGGTTAGATACAAAATCCCAGCATACTAATTCGAAGTCAGGTTGTACTTCAAGTGTTCCATCTTCAGAAAGTTGTTTTACTGAACCTAGTCCTCTTGATGATATTCCTAGTTTCACACCAGCTTTTAAAAGCTCTTTGAGAATGTTACCAGAAGGTGTACCTAGTACTTCTACCTGGCCTAACAAATCATCGCCTTTCCACCATATTTTTTTTATATTATGTGATACGTTCTGTAAATTTACAACTGAAGATTCTGGATGGTCTAATTCTCCAAGTGCTCTATTCTCTGCAATTTGTTCATTAGAATACTTTGATGCTTCACGCATAAGTGTTTCTTTAGGATATACTCTGCCATTCTGGTTTTTAGCTCCAGCTCTTTGAAGTACACCGGTTACTATAACACGGCCTTCATTTCTTTCTTCTGATTCTTTAATCATCTGAGGTGTTATTTCAAATGATGTATAATCTATTAACACTTCTTTTGACATTAGAATCTCCTTAGTTTTTCAGACAGCCGCTCCATTTTACCAGAAATTTTTTCTAGATTCTCTCTAGTTGATTTCCAATATTTAGCCTCATCTATTCCTGTTTCTGTCTTGAGTTTGATATTTTGGTTTATTATTCTTTCTATCTTGAACAATTTGCTATTAACTTCCTTTATAGCTCTATTTACTTTTTGCTTTGACGTTGCTGATTCATCTTTCTTATAATCATTGTAGTTAGCTTCATTCATTAACGTAAGCTTAGCCATCTTCATAAAAGTTGATTCTTTTACTTGCTTCATGCCTTTGAGACCTACAGTTGCATCTTTCTTCTTTTTGTTACTAAATGCGTATTTTGTATCATATTCTCCACCTGCATCAGCTGTTGAGTTTGATTCTTCTATTTCAGATTCAAATGTCTTTTTGAAGTCTTCTTTAAACATTTTATCTAATTTATCATTTAATGACATTGTTTATCTCCTTTATAAGGTCGTAAGCTCTTAGAACAGAAAGCATATGCTTATCTTGAATTTTTCTTTCTTTCTTTATAAGTCTTAACTGTGTTACAACTTCATTTAGCTTTATTGAAACTACATCATCTTTAACTTTTTTAGAAAGTGATTTTAAAGAAGATGCAGTTTTATTTATCTCTGAATGTAAATAAGTTTTAAGCTTTTCTGTATTTGATATATTGTTTATGTATTCTCGTAAAAGAGTTTTTTGGCCAGCGCTTAACGTGCCATACTTATCATTAAACTTTTCTAACATTATCTTGTATGAAAGCAATCTAATATCTTTATCTTGTTTAGAATACATTTGGTATGTTTCATCTACTCTAGATATTTTCTTTTTCTTACTTGTAATTGTTTCTATAAGTGAATATCTAAATCTTACGTTTTGTGCAGGGGAAGTTTTTTCTTCGAATAAACAGAATATAGATGCGTTATCAGAATAGTTTTCAACTTTAGCTTTAAAAAATTCTACAACGTTATAATTATTTTTCACTTCTTTTATAAGGTTATATTTTTGTTTTCTAAGCTCTGTTGATGATAACTGCTTTCTTTCTTTCAATACCGCTGCGATAAACTTTTCAGCTTTCTTTTCAGTATTAAACTTTTCTTTTAAAAGAGTTTGATAAAGTGCAAGCTCTTTCTTTAAAGTTGTATTTTTCTTAAAAAATTCTTTAATAATGCCTATTGCAGGAGACTTATCAACTCCGTTAATAGTGTCGCTTGTTATTTGTCGTACTAACAGCTCGAATAATATTCCAGTGTTTTTGTATTTCGAATGTTTTGCTTTCATTTGTTTTCTTTCCCGCATATATCTTTATATATTATATATAAATATACATAAACTAATTTATATATCCTCTTCTAGTATGTTGCTTTCGTTTAAAAGGTCAGATTTATATTTCTTACTTTTGTTGAACAATCTACTTATTTTTCTAGATTCAAACTTTCGCTGAGATTTGTTATTTTTAAGTTTAGTGTCCCGTTTTCTTTCCTCTTTACCAACAGTATCTCTACCTCTTGCAGAGTCTTGAGTTCCGTATTTCAAACCTTCTTCAGGTCTTCCTTGTCCTGGTTCATTTTCACCAGAACCAAATAAGTCTGAGTCTTGACCATCAGTATTTTCAGGGTCAATAGTCGCCAAAGTGTGTGGTGTTCCAAGTGCTTCACCTGAGCTTTGTGGGTCATTTCCTTCCATTTCAATTTGAGATTTTCTAAACTTCTGCTTGATGTCTTCTACAACTTTAGCTCTTTCTACTTTCACCTCTTCATCATTCATATTAAATACATTTTTATATATCCAATCTTCTGATACCATCTGTCCTTCTTTTATTGTCGATGCCAAATCAAGTTTACTAGACCATAATTCTAATTTTTCTTGTTCTGCAATTGATGATGGGTTGGTAAGCATTATTTCAAAGTCAACCATTTGCTCTTCAGTGAATCCTTGAGAATACAAGTGAACCATTGCAATTTTAGTTAACTCAGAAATAAATATTCTTTGTATTCTTTCTATGGTTCTTGCAAATCTAACATCTTGAGCTGCAAGTGTAGCTTTACCTTCTACTCCTTCCTCATATCCTAAGAAAGCTTTCGGCACCTTTAGTGCAGCAAACATTCTTGCTTTTAAATAATCGACGTCTTCTATTCCTCCAAACTCCATACCACTTAAAGTGTCTATTTCAGTTCCTGATTGTCCACCTCTAACTGGAAGATATACGTCTTCTAACATATTTGACATGTTAAATTTAAGATTATATTGTCCTGTTTTCTCATCGATATATGGCGTCTTCTTCATTTGATTAACAACACGCTGCATATAAGTATCAACTTCTGCTGGTGGGATATTACCTATATCTATTTTGTATATTCGTTTTTCTGGTGCACGCATTATTCTGTGAATTAACATTGCGTCTTCCATAAGAGTTAGCTGTTTCCATGTCTTCCTTGCAGGTTCTATCATAGCTTTACCATAAGGTAAGAAGTTCATATCATTAAGCATTCTAAAATGAGCAATTTCATAGTTTTCATAATGAGTGTTTGTTGCCTGTTTTCCGAAACTGCTATGACCTGTTTGGCCTCCCATGCTAGGGTCATGTGTAAACTTAACCATATCAGGATTTTTTGGGTCGATGCCTTCTTCTCTAAACATCTCGTATGAAGACATAGGTATTGCATTCGTTATACCTACCTTCTCTGTAATATCCAATTTTAGATAAAAGTCTCCATACTTGCACATGTTTCTTACCCATGGCCATGCGTTAAATTCTATATTAAGTACATCATAAAATAAATTATTCAATACTTTCTTTACTTTCTCGTCTTCTGTCTTTATATCAAGCACATTGCCGAATTCGTTTTTAAGAGTTGACTCATCAGAATATATGTCCAGTGCAGATGAGATTATAGAGTCTTCATCCATAATTTCATAGTCTGAATATAACTGTAGTCTTAGTGTGTGAAAATTAGCCTGTTGGTTATACCCATGGCCTTCAGTTTGATATATTCTGTTATATCTGTCAACTAGTCTATTTGTAGCTAGTTTTGTGTTTGCTTGTACTTTGCTTAGGTCGGCAACCTTTAATCCGTTGTCTGTTCTTCTAACAATTGTACCTGTTGAAAATAAAGTTTTTAATCTTCCAAAAAATGTTTTATCAGCCATCTGTTTATTTACTCCATTATAGTAGCCAGGTTAAGTCTTCGTCGTCGTTACCAATCTTTTGTTTCCAAGGGTCTTGTCCAGAAAAACTGTTTCCTGTATAAGCACCTTTGGTATTAACTATATTATTTATTGCGTTTTTGTTCATGCTTAATCCTTCTGTATGTAGTCGGATAGCGTTATCTCTAACAAATAATGCAATAGAAAAAGCCATTGTTAAATCGTCGTTATAACCACGTTGAGCTTCTGCTCTATGGCCATTCCAAATAAAGACAAACAGTTCATCTATAAGCCTTTTCGATTTGATTGTGCACGCTTTTTCCCTAAAATAAATATCTAGCTTCGATATCAAAAGAGGTCTTGTTCGTGTTGAAGTAGTAAAACCTGGGGTCATGTTTTCCCTATTTTTTAGGTCATAACCTTTTGTTAATTGTGTTGCTGCGTCATGAACTCCTTCATGTTTGTATGTATAATAAAGGTTTCGATACCCTCTATCTATAGCAGGTTGTAGCGCAGCCCAACCTATATTTGCATTTTCTACAACTAATAAAGCTTCGTTGTATTCTGTAGCTATGTTGACAAGTAAGTTTCCAAATTCTTTTGTACATATTTGGTTTTTATACTCGGCAACTTGCTCCATCTTTTCTATATCTATTACGTGAAAAGTAGAATAGTCACTTCCATCTCCTCTGGCTACATCGGCAACTACCATGTACGCTCTTGAATAATCTGCATAATCCCATATCCAAAGCTCTTCTTCTGCTCCTCGTTTTTCAACAGGGTCTTTAACCATATTTTCTGAATACCATTCAAGTAGCTCACCTGATACAACAGAGTTACCAGATGTTACGAAATCACAGTCACATTCTTGTGCCGCCATCTTACTTCCTAGTAGCTCATCTTGTGTATCTCTCCATTTTTGGTCACGTTCAGGGTGTAGTGTCCAGTGTAGTTTTATTGGATTGAATTGACCTTCGCCTCTTTCGGCCTGTGTCCATATCTTATGAAATAAGTTACCTGTACCATTAGGTGTAGATAGCAGAACTGCAGAACCACCGGTTGCTAGTGTTTGCTGTGCAGATGTCCATATCTCTTCAACCTTGTCTATAAATGCAGCTTCATCTATTACTAAAAGTGATAATGCTTCAGAACGAGCAGCATCAGGTGCAGATGAAACAGCTTTTATTTGAGAGCCATTTTTAAATCTTAGAGAAAGTCTATTATCTTCTTCAGAACCTACCTTTAACCAAGAAGGTAATAGTTCATGCATTACTCTAACTTTTGTAATAAGATTTTTTGCAGTATCTTGTTTTATTGCAATAACCAAAACATTAAAGTCTTCTCTAAATATCATATTCCATACAGAGTAGCCGGCTGTAAGTGTTGATATTCCCATCTGCCTAGACTTAAGTATGATATTAAATCTATTTTCTTTTAGCTGTACTAGTGAGTTGTCTTGGAAAGGAAACAAATCAAACTTTATTTTACCTCTCTGAGGATGCTGTATAAAGCAGTACTTCCTCATAAAATATACGGGGTCTTTCGAGCACTTCACGTACTCGTCAACTAAAGCTTGTTTGATTGTTTTGTTTGTCATAACCTATATATAAATATATATGTATATAAAAGTTACGTTATTTTTTTGAACGCTTTTCGAAACTTCTTCCTCCGAAATACGCGCCAATTACTGTTATCAATACTAGCT